AAAATCATAAAATTACATTGGATGAGGGTGGTTTAGTTAAGTTTGATTATACTACAGATGAAACTATAGAAGATTTAAAAGATAATCTAGGTGCTGAATGGAATGATTGCACACCAGAAGAAAAAAGAGATATGGTTTATAGATCATTTGTAGATAACATAAAACATGATCTTAAATTCTATTTTAAAGATATGGAATTTTAGAAGATACCCCACTACATACCAACATTAAGCCCTGAGTATAAAAACTTGGGGCTTTTTGTTTTAGGTATTATTTATATTTATATTTATATATTATTTATATTTATAACTGTATGCATACTGTTTAATCAGTACACCAGAAAAGTTACCTTTACAAATTATTATTATTTGCTATAATTGCTTAACTTGAAATATTAGAAACTGGCACTGAGGATACAATATCTAGTAAACATAGGCTATAATGCGTATATTTTAAGGC